TCGGCGGCGTTTTCCAGCTCCGACAAGGTTTCTTCTGTCCGCCCGCCAGTGGATATTATGCTGCCGAAGCTGGAAGTAAGGTTTCTTGTCGAAGCCGTGGTTTCATTGTAAGCAGCCGCGACTCTCTCGCTTGCCCCCTCAATTTTACGGAGAGAGTCTGTAGTCTGCTCTCCTAACTGTCGAACAGCAGCCAAGGCCTCGTCAACCTTGGCTGTTATGCGGAACTCAAGCTCTTGGCTCATTTATGCTGCTTTCTCCTGTAAAACCATTCCAACCATGAAACAAGAAAACTATACTGGAAGGGGGTGAGCTGCCCTATATATTCGAAGTTGTAGCCGAACTCGTGGGCTATCAGGCCTATGAGCTGGGCGTCAACGTTTGCTTGGACCCACTCTTCAACTGCTTGCCAGTCGTGCCTAAAAAACCCATTTCCTCGCTTAAAGCTGTCATTATTTTAGCCGCCATGTCTATGGGGATGCTTTTGACGTCTTCAAGCGTCAGGTCTGGGTAGGCTTTGCGGAGCATCAGCCAAATGGTGGCGGCGCTTCTCTCCTCCGTCGTCTTGTATTTTGCAAGCTCCAACGTGTCGCTTAACGTTAAGACGCCATACTGGATTTCGCCCAGGCCTTCAATGTTGACACTGCGAACTTTTCTGCCGCTTTCAATCAAGGCTTTAACGTCGAATTTGGCGGCTTTCTCGGCTTTCTCCTGCTCGTATTTCTCCAATTTTTTGGCGTATTCTTCCACTTTCCCGCTCAAACACGGTTCACCTCCCGTTTCCCATAACCTTGCGTTCTGAAACCTTTTTTCTGACGCGTTCAAGTTTGCTTTTTCCGCTCATTTTGAGAGCCTCCCGTAAACGTGGTTTTAATGCCAAAAAATGGGGAAGTGGGATTAGAGGTTGGTGGGACTTTGACAAGCTTCAACCGTTTCGCAGAAACGGTCTGGTAAACAACTTTTAAGCCTTTACAGTCCCTGATAACCATCTGTTGAAGTTTCTCAATTTCTTTTAAAGGACCGACAGCTATCAAGCCAAAGTTTAGGACAACATCTTTATTACGTTCCAAATTTTCCATAAAATTTTCCTCCAGAAAAAGAAAATTAGGGGCTTTTATGATTGTGTTCCGAACGTTATACTTTGGCCTTCACCCTCAACGGCCTCCATGATTATGCCGTCTTGCTCGACGCTTATTTCCCAGCTTGTGAAGACAACATTAGTTATGTCTATTTGCGGCTTACCCGTGCCTGTTCCCTGCGGAAGCACACTTATAGTTACCGCTGTCCCGTTCAAGACATCCGTGGCATATGCGCTATCAATGAAGGCTTTTTTAACGCTTACCTTGAAGCTTTTGTTGCCGCTAGCTACGACCGCTGGCCTGTCCGGGCTTGTTCCGCCAATGAAATATTCCTTGATTAGGTCAACGTCGATGCTGACGCTTACGCTTTTGCAGAATCCAATCTCAGTTGTTCCCTTCTTTATCACTGCTGTTCGGCCAATTATGGGTGTTGTTGACATTTTACACGCTCACCTCTTTCTTAAACTTTTGCTTGCGGGCCACCCGCTTTGTGATGGCCCTTTACAAGCTTAAAAACGGCGTTTTAGCCTTTTCTGAATTTTAGAAGCTTTTATTTAGTTTCTTTTCGTTTTTCCAGCTTTTAGCTTTTTTTGTTTTTTTCAGATTTACATTTCTCAAATGTTCGCACAATTAAAAGTGAGGAGGTGAATGTGATAATGCGTGGTTTGATAGATAAAACGTGTAAAATTGTTTCAGCGCAAATAAGAGGGAATGAACGACGTATGCCAGACATTGTTTATCTAATGATACAAGCCAGCGCATTACGCGATTCTTTTCCTGCTATTGCCGACAAAGCTTTCAAATTGCTCACTTTAATTGATAATAGTTTATGCGAGCAACATTTACAGTTGAAAGTGCTTCTTGAGATGTTGCAGGAGCTAAAGCAAACTTTAAAGTGATTATATGTTCTCCCAAGCCTTGTTTATTGCTTCTTGCATGGCGAAAGTTAATAGGGGCAAATTTTCTTGAATCGCCCTTGTCATGAAATAGCGGGGCGCAATGTATCGGGTTCCATACTCTTGGAATATAGCGTAGTAAACGTATGCTCCAACACGCAAAACTAAATCATGTGTGACTGTCTCGTAAATGCTTGCCCTTAAAGCTCCAGTCCTTACGGGCGCGTAGGCCCTCGCGCGGACAACAATTTGCCTTCCAACTTCACCCAAAACTTCAGCAAACCTTCCACGCAAATCATCACTCATCTTCCCGAGGGCTTCAGCGAAAGCCTCAACTTCCGAGGGGTCAATTTGGATTTTAACAGTCACGCTAAACTCACCATTTTAACTTGAAGGCTTAAACGCGCCAAATCTGGACTTTCATTCTTGTTAAATTCACGGGTGATGTCCGCATATCCGAAGCCGCTTGGCGTGGCAGCTTTAAGGATGCGGTAAACCTCATTACGCATGTTTTCCCTTGCGTTAACAGCGTCAGTTACAGATGTTACAACTTTAACGAGGATGTCAACCATAACATTCTGTTCAACAAACAAAACGTCTTTAGCTTCAACACGCACATTTGCAGCGGACATCGGTGCGTAACACGCTAAAACGTAATTTTTACCCATCTTCGTGAAGTCAACGGCTTCAACCTTGCTTTTAGCCCAATATATATTGTCCTTAGCGGGGCTTGTAAGATTCCAATTGTCGTATAAATGCTGGTTCAAAACTGCTGCAGCGTCCGCCATTAATTATCACACGGCTCCACTTCAAAATCTTCGCTGAGTTTTTCAATGTCCACGGGCGGATCTAAAACGACAACGCGCCCGTTAAGCTTCAACTTCACATAATTTTTGAATGTCACGGATTAATCAAGCCTCCACGGTAAGTTGGCACTTCACCCGCAGCTGCTGCCTCTGCAGCCTTAACAGGCGTTGTCAAGTTAACCATTTGGCGGACAAAATCTTCTTGGAAGCCTTTAATTGTCCGTTCAATGGCCTCGGCGTAGGGGCCAGCTCTCGCAACACGCAAATCGCCCAGGAAATAGTCGAAGGCGCCTATCATGGCTCCGCCACTTGAAACAACGAGGATTCGCATGCAAGCCAAATCTATAACAGCCATCTTTGCGATTGGATATTTGGGGTCGTCTGCTGTCAGATCCCTGCCCAGCAAAGCGTTTATGTAAGTATTCGCGAAGTCCAAATGCGCTTGGAAGCTCGCCTCGGCAATTGTAAGCCCGTAAACCGTGTAAGCATGGTTTGCGCTATCGTAAGAGGCGTTCAAAGCGTTCTGGATGTCCGTTAAGGCTGCATATTGCACAGCCATTTCCGATCACACCTAAATAAAATGGGGGACTAAAAAAGGGGAAAAGGGGAGTTTTTCGGGTCTACTCCTGGGCTTCAAGCCAATCGCTGTACTCCACAGCCACGCCCGCTGTCACACTCGCGCCGTAAATTATGGCTGCGATAACTGCTGGCGTGAAGGGCAACGGAGCAATTGCTGAAACAGCACTTGCCAGCAAGAATATGGCGACTGCGAACAGCAAACCTAAAACGTTACCGTAGATTAAGCCTTTGACAACTCTGAACAACACCCTTTTAGGCTTCTTGTTTTCAGACATTTTACAATTCACCTCGTTTTGTTTCGCCAACCCCGCTTGTGGGCTGGCTTTGAAACAAAAAGGGAAAATGAAAAAGAGGAAACTAACTCGTTTAGCTTGATGCTAAACCTGTCACTTTAACGATTGCCTCACCGTAAGTGACTACAGGCGCATACCTCGTTGAAAGCACCACATCGACAGCGTCAAACTCCTTCTTGATTTCCACATCAGTCGTCAATGGTCGCTTCAAAACGAAAAACCCGAGCGGGGAATAGGCCGCTGAAACGTTTTGTCCAGTGCTGAGGATGTAGGCTGTTCCTGCTGGTATGACTGGGCTGACGTAAACGTTCATGCCGTAGATTGTGCCGACAGCCCCAGTCTGGATGACTTCCTCGCCATAATTCGCCGGTTACGTTCAGTAACC